CGGTGTCATAGAGCGGTTTTGTGCCGCTGCGGCCCCGGCTACGGCGGGCGCGTAACGTGGCTTCGGCAAGCGGTGTCAGCTGGTCACCGGCCGTGATGACGTTTCTGGCAGCGTTTACCGCCTCAGTCCCTGCTCGGTTCAGCATGGCTTCGGCAGCGGACGCATTACCGCTCAGGACTTCAAAAGCAGCCTGCTTCATCAGCCCGGCCACCTTTTCGCGCGACTGCGCCACCCCCATGTGCAGGAACGGACGCGGCGGCAGCTGCACGCTGTAGGCAGCGACTTTATGCTGCGTGGCAAAGTTGCTTTTTGCCTGCTGCACAAACTGCCCGTTGCGTTTGAAACTGCCATCGTCAGCAATCTGGCGGTAAACCGTGGTCATGTGCTCCGGCACTCGGATAGTGCCGCCAAAGCTGTGCAGATAGCCCAGTTCAGCGTTGTTGATTTCCATCCCGTCTGAACGTTCGGCACGGTCAGACGGAATACCCACCAGCACATCACGGTTGCCCAGGGTTTTGAGCGCATCAAGCACCGCCTGTGCATTGTCCGCACGGAGCACAAGACCGGATTTCACAGTTGCCGCCCTCCCGCACCGAACATGCAGATTGTCTGATAAAACTCAGCGCCATAGCGGGTGTTGTTCCAGAAACCCGCGTCAGGGTTGAGCGTTGATGCGTTGTCATAACTCACGCTCACCTTATCGACCGATTTCGACGAAACAATCCCGCTGCTGGAGCCACCCGCACGCCCCAGTGCTGCGGAACGGTTGTCACCCGCCTGCAGCGTGAGGTAATGCGCGACGAACAGTTCCACCAGATACGGGAAAAGACGCCCGAGCCGGTTCTGATCCAGCTGGATATCAGCCAGATTCAGCCGGAACTGGACCTGGGTATCGGGATAGAGGGTTGAGTTATTGAACTGCGGGAAATCGGTGCGGAACTGCTCGACGGTCGGGAGATTACTGTTTTTTAGCTCCATTGACCTGCTCCGTCAGCTCAGCAATTTTCTGCTTCTGCTCTTCGATAAGCGCATTACGCTCGGTCAGACCTTCGGCAGCGGCTGTGACCTGAGCGGTTAGTTCGCCGTTTTTAGCCGTTAACTCAGTATTCTGAGTGGTCAGCTCAGCAATTTTGGCATTCAGCTCGTCGATTTTGCCCTGGTTCGCCCCGTCACCGCCGTTGTCTGTCTTATCCAGCACTTCGGCATGACGCTGCGTAAACCAGTGATCGGCAATGTCGTTTTTCACGTTATGAACGCCGACATCAAAATCCGTTTTGGTGTAATCGGTGTCGTTGAACGTAAAAGGGGTATGTACGCGGATTCGTTTCATGGATTTTCCTGAAAGAAAAGGCCCCCTGCGGGGCCGGTTGTCAGATACCGTCCACGTACAGCATGGTGTCGCTGTAACGCAGCTCGACCGCACCTACCTTGCTGTAATAGGTCACCAGCTGGCGCAGGTCGCGGTATTCCATCGGGGTACGCTGCAGCGGAACCAGCGGGAACTGAACGTACTTGCGGTCTTTGGTGTAAAACACCATGCGGTTAACGTTCTGCATCGCGCCCGCTTCCAGCCATTTCACAGGCTGAATATCCAGCGGTTTACCGTTCTGCTTGTAGGCGATGGTGTTTTCGCTCAGGTAGTCCAGCAGCGAGCGGTTACCGGCATCGGATACGATGAGGCTGGACAACAGCGCATACTGATCGGGCGGAAGTCGCAGCGAATCCGGCACCACGGCGCGGCCGGTCTGTTTCCAGGCCGTGGTGAGCCCGTCATTGATGGATTTAACAATTTCCATCGCCGTGCTGCTGGCCCACGTCTTCGCGGCGTTGATGACCTTAACGCCCGCCTGGTTAAACAGCCCTTTCACACCCAGGATGGTGCTGCCCACGTAAACCTGACGGTCAACGTTCAGCTGGTAGGTCTGGTTCATCGCTTCCAGCTTCTGGGAGTCAATCGGGCGTCCCATCTGCAGCGCGGAGGCCAGTTCGAAAACCGTCCATGACAGCTGGCGCGACCAGGGCGTCAGTGGCAGCGTGGTTTTCTGGATATCCAGATCCACACCGGCAATCACGTTGGTGCTGTTGCTGATCCACGATTCGCCTTCGGTACCCACTGAACTGGGTGCGGCGAAACTGCTGTTTGAGAAGCTCGAAATTTCGTCAGCAATAGAGACGTCTTCGCGCAAGTCAACGTCACGGCTCCACGTGTACGCCAGCAGCGGCATGTTGAGAACCGGATCGAAACGCTCCAGTTGCCCAATCAGGAACGCACCGGAATTATCGATGGTCTGTCGGTCGTAGGTGATCATATTCAGTGCTTTCCTTAAATATTGAATGCCAGTTCGGCGATGCCGTTGGCGTCGGTGGTACCGATAAAGTGCGCGTTGGTCACCAGCACGGTATTGGCTGCGGTGGCATCCGCCACGGCTTCGAAACCGCCGATCGGCTGTGTTGCCGTTGCACCGCCCACGCGGATGTAAACCGCCCCGTTGTCCGCCACGGTACCGGCATTCACTTTGACGCCGATATAGCCACGCACTAACGCATCGCCGGTGTAGTTCGCCGGGTTAGTCAGCTGGCGGGCCAGGTCCTTGTCAGACGTGAACGGATAGGAACGCACGCGGATGCCGTACAAAACGGCGGCGGTGTCACCGGCCGCCAGAGGAACAAACTTGCCGTTCACTTTTTTACCCGGCAGGCCGTCACCGGCGAACGGGTTGGTTGTATCCATCACGACAGGCTCTACCGTTGAATGATTCGGACGGGTGAGCGCACCGGGGTAGCTGAACGGCTGCGTTAAATAAATAGACTGACCTGTCATTATTTGGCCCCCTTCTTAGCCCAGAAATCTTTGTTCTTCTCATTCAGCGCGGCCACATCGCCGGACTGCGAATTTGCGGTGAACACCGCAAGGCTCAGGCCGCTGTTATTGCGGCTTTTTGCCAGTTCAGACGCGCCGTTAAAAATGCTGTCCACGGTCGCCATGCTCATTTTGGCGAAATCAGGATTTTTACCTGACAGCGGTTCAATGAGTTTCAGACCGTCAGCGGTGCGCAGCGCAGCGCCCAGCACTTCGCGCTTGAGCGTGCCCATTTTGGAGCCTTCCGGCAGCGAGAAGCCCGGCAGGATGAGCTCTGCACGTGAGAGAACGTCCTGCTGATAGCCGGCATCGCCGGTCATCTTCTTCTCTTCTTTTTTCTCGTCGTCGTCATCAGCATCGCCCGTTGGCGGTGCCATCTTATCGGTCAGCGCTTTCACGGCGGCTTCGATAGCGGCAATGCGAGTTTCAATGTCGCTGCTTTCATCCGTGACCGCGTTCGCGGAAGCGCCAGGCGGAACAGCCGGATCCGGCCCTTCTACTTTCACCACTACAGTGGTTACGCCGTCGTCTTCATCGTCATCACCGACCATGTTGGCCGGTGCGTTATTCAGCAACTCTTCGGCAGCCGCTGAATCTTTTGTCTTCACCGCCTTGCGCAGGCTGGCGAACCACTGCTTTGCTTTACTTGCCATGCTTATTGCATCTCCTATTGAACAGCGAATACCGGCCCGCCCATTAGGAACAAGCGCGATGTGATTACCCCGGATGTCGTACTGATTAGCCCGTCCGGGGGCGGTTTCGTCATACTCTGCGTTGTAGCCACAGGAAACCTGACGAAGGCCATCGTTGATTGCCTGAATGCCCAGGGCGTCTTTTATGACGAGATCGGCAATCAGGAGGTCTGACTGGTCACCCTGACCGCGCCGGACGTTGGCCGCATGACCAATTGCCAGCTGTCGCCAGTTGGCCGGATCCACAAAAAGAATGTCGCCCGCCTCGTCCTCGGGATGGAGGATCACCACGGTCATGCCTTCAAAGGAGGCCATCGCCTCGGGCGAGAACACCTCATCTGCAGAACGGGTGACGATGATCTCCCCGTCATCGTCGGGCGTGAGTTCCGGCAAATCCTCTGCGCGGTAGGCCTGGTCTCCCAAGCGGGCTATCGGCACGTCTTTACACAGCAACGAGCCATCGCCCAGCAAATAGCGGTTAGGCCCGAGCCGGGTATTGAAGAAATATTTCATTGTCCACCTGCGAAATTCAGGCATAAAAAAAGCCGCTGTTAAGCGGCTTATTCGGGATGGTGAAATTAAATCAGCGTGACTATCGTAATAATGAGCTCTTTACTGGCACCATCATGGTTTCTGGCATGATCGAACTTCATGGCATTAATCTGAGCACGAAGACCATTCACATCTGGAGCGTTAAAAAAATCACTGCCTTTGTAAACTCGCCCGAATTCGTCTTCAAATTCAAAACCAACAAACCATGTTTTCATTCCATTTCCCTCAATCTAATAATCCCAGAATTCAGACTTTATCAGAATTGGGAAAAACAACCTCACACCAGCAGCGGCAGTTAGGCAGCGCACCGGCATGGCCGGTCATACCGTCCAGGGTGGGCGGATCACTCCAGTAAACGAACTTCCCCTCCATCTCAGAATGCGAGTGACGCACATCACCATCATGAGCGGTGCGCCAGATATAGCCCAGCGAGCCGCTTGCGGTTGACCGCGCCTGCGTCAGCGCAGTAACGGCCCGGCCCACTTCGGTTCGGGCAATCAACCGGGCGCGTGAGGCGGCGACATCACCTGATGCTGCTATTTCTTTCGCAAACGCATCAGCGCGCCCGCCAGCGGCCATCGTCTCTATGGCCCGGTTCTGAATGTCGTAAATCCGCTCAGCAGCTTCAAGCGGCAGCGATTTGATGTACTTCACCTGCTCAGCGACTATGCTGCGCATCACCTGACCGGTTGGCGTATTGCTGATCACGTTACGCAGCTCAGCGCCGATCTGCATGCTGTTGCTGCGCCACTCCCGTTCACTGTGCCGGGCGACGGAGGCGGCAAAACCCGTTGCGACCTGATTGGCCCAGCCGTCAATAATCTGACTGTAACGCTCCAGCGAATCCATGATTTCAGTGACGCTATCGTTTGAACCATCGTAGCGGCCATTTACGATGTCCCCCACCGCCCGCGCTATCCTGCGTAGCTGTGTGGAATAGCTTATCTGCACCTGCTTCGGGATCCGGCGGGTCGTTATCATCTTCTTCGCTGAAGGCTGGCGGCTCTGCCCCTTTGGCATTCTCGATATCCTCATCGGTGATGTTAGAGCCGATGCCGGTGACGCGGGACGATTCGCGCAGCTCCGCCATGCCAACGTGCAGCGGCATCAGGCCGCTATCGATGGCAGCATTCAGCGTATCGACCGTGTTTTTCGCGACCGTGGACCGGTCAACGTCTGACATCTGCCATAGCGGATTAAACTCAAAGTCGAAATCATCCGGCAGCGGCGTGCCGAACTCCGAGCGGTGCAGAATTTCGAACAGCCGCCGGACCGGCCGGCGGTGGCGGCGCTCCTGCAGCGAACCCACGTTGTCGTAATAGTTCGCCAGGTCCGATTCGCCGGTGTTAAACCCTGCCGGTGACTGACCCAGCATGCGGATCAGCGGGATGCCGGTCGCACCGGAAATCTGCTCGCCGAACTGCGACAGAATGTCCGACAGCCCGGCGAACGCATAACTGTGCGTCTGGAAATCATCGCTTTTGTCCATCAGCGTCATGCCTTCGATGGACTGGAACGCACGGATCATCTCGATATGCTTCATCAGCGCCGCTTCACGCTCATCACCGAACCC